ACAAGCTGGTGCGAGTCAGGCCATTTCACCATTTGAGGCAGCTGACTTAATTAAGGCGAATACAGGTTTATTTAAGCAACATCAACTACAAAGAGGACTACAACCGCCTCCTAATCCAGTAGCAGTCAGCATAAAACTCGTAAACCAATAATTCCTAATCTTACAGGTCGGGGTGGTATAAATTGTGCATGTTGTACTAGTGGTTTAAAACCAACAGCATTTAAGAAATTGACTCGTAAATTAGAACGGGTGTATTTAAAACGTAACCTCACCAAAGAAATTGAATCATTATGACTATTCCATCTGATTTTCCAAACGACTATCCTTCTGAAACTGAACGCGAAAAACAGTTTGCAGCCTTTCAAAGTCTTCGTAAACGATTCAATTGCCCTGAATATATGAATTATGAAGAGGCTAAACTTTGGATTACGTATTCACTTCAATTCAAACTCACAATTTTGAATTAATCAACACTACTATAAACTAAACCTATGGGATACTACATTGAAACACCAGAACCACTGCACAAAGCATTACAATTAGTACTTGCTACTGATGCTGAAACAATCACCAAACCTACATGGCCTCCTCCAAAAGACAAGGCTTTGGTTTGTGTAGTTGAGAATGGAATTTTTGATGCTGCGGCAATTTGTTTCTCAGCTCATGAATTTGAAGCATTTAATTGGCCAAGTGATAGGCGGCCAAAAACTTGGTTGATTATGGATAAATCAAAAGCAATTGAACTTTGTCCTGCAGTTAGTAGGTATTTAGAGTGAATAACGATTTAGGTTAGATGTAGTAATGCACGCACGACCATTACATAACGAGTTTCTATGACGCTCTCAGAAAGCTAAAGTTGTGCCAAAATGAAACCGCATCTAACTAATTAACTATTAAAATCACTATGACAATAACAAAAAGAGATGATAGATACTTTGATGAAAACAATAATAGTTGGGATACTGAACAATTAGCTACTACATATTCACCTTCCTTAACTAATTGTAGTAGTTGTTATAATTGTAGTACTTGTAGTTATTGTAGTGATTGTACTAGTTGTGATAGTTGTAGTGGTTGTAGTGGTTGCATTGATTGTAGTGGTTGTGTTGATTGTAGTTGTTATAATTGTAGAGATTGTAGTAGTTGTAGTGGTTGTGATGATTGTAGTTATTGTATTAATTGTAGTAATTGTAGTTATTGTAGTAATTGTAGTAATTGTAGTGATTGTATTGATTGTAATGACTGGACTAATAATAATAAGTATGAACCAGTAATTAGACCGTTTATAGATTGTACTAACAGACTATTAGAACCAGACTTATGAAAATAACAAAAATAAAGGATAAGTTCTTTAATAGAATCAAATCCTTCTTTAACTAAATTATACTAGCATATTATAATTTAGTAGTGTAACATTTTCTTATATGCTTTATGGGCGTGTAACATAATCGACTTATTTTAGAAAGATATGACAGCAAGCGGTAGAAGCATTCTCGGCTACCTAAAAATGAATGCAAACGTTAAATGCTAACAAAATGAGCATTCTTGATGAAGCGATGGCGATTTCTGCGCAAGCGGATGAGTTCGTTCCCTCCGTCAATGAAGTGTTGGTTTAACCAATACCGGTTCCTGGTCTGAAACTTATGGGACTAACGAACCGTAATCTATAAGTGAGTTGTGATAGTTTAGTCTATGTACTATTACAATCTAATTAACAAGGACAAAATACTGGAATAGCTAGGGTTGAGTCAGTTCCTTATTCTAGTATTAAAATTCTGGCTAAGCTTGTAGAAATCATATTGTTTTGAAGTAAACACGTTGGTGAGAATCCAACCACGTCCACCACTTTCCCTGTCAATTTCATTATTTGACAGCCCTTAATGCCGTGAATTATTAACTGTACATTGTTGGCTAGAGCGCGCGTTAATCTAGCTAATTAATGTCTTTTGAAAAAGTAGCTCAATAAGAAGAGCACCGAAGTAAATTCGGCCGATGTCGGTTCAAATCCGGCCCACGGCTCCGCTTTCATCATTATAGGTCGCGAATATTATGATGATATTACAGTACTTCATACTCGTTCCTGCTAAATATTTAGTCATCACGTAAGCTGAAGTACTGTACTAATTTTAATCCTAGACGGTATGGCTGAATGGCAAAGCACTTGTCTGCAAAACAAGTTTCATAGGTTCAATTCCTATTACCGTCTCCAACCAAAGCAACAAAACTAAAACAATGAAAAATTCTAAAATTATATTTATAGATGGACATAGGTTAGTTTTATCAGCTATAACTAATTATTATGCATATAATGAGTTTGATAGTCCATCACCTCAACCTAGAGATCTACTTAAAGCATGGTTGTATATTGGACTTACTGGTAATAAAGGTATTAATCTCAAGTATAAGGAAGGGTCAGAACGTGACCAGGCTTTAAAACAATTAGATGAAGCTTTTGAATACTATGAAACTAAGAAAACGAAATAATAGATGGTATGACGAAAACGGTAATAGCTGGTTATCAGAAGAATTAGCTACTCTATACTCACCTACCCTAACCGATTGTACTAGTTGTATTGATTGTGGTTGGTGTGATAATTGTAGTAGTTGTAGAGATTGTTATAATTGTAGTAATTGTAGTAATTGTAGTGATTGTTATAGTTGTATTAGTTGTAGTGATTGTAGAGATTGTAATAGTTGTAATTATTGTAGAGATTGTAGTGATTGTATAAGTTGTATTACTTGTATTGGTTTCAAATCTAACCCACAAAGATTTACTTCTTCTAAAATTGGTTCTAGAAACGCTCAAACTACCATTTATTGGGTAGGAAAGAATGTTCAAGTAGATTGTGGTTGTTTTACAGGAAATTTGACTGAGTTCAAAAACAAAGTAGAAAAGACTCATAAAAACAATAAGTTTGGTAAGCAGTATAAGAAGTTAATCAATCTGGTTGAACACATTATCAAAACCAAAATCTGATTTATGGAAGAGCCAAAAACTGAAAAAATAACTATAGTGACCCATACAGGAATTTTTCACGCCGATGAAGTATTTGCTTGTGCCACCCTTCAACTACTTTATTCTGAAGAGATCCCTGTAACGGTAATAAGAAGTCGTGATCCTGTTGATTGGATAGGTGCTGATTATTTGGTAGACGTTGGGGGTGAGTATGATGCTCTTAACGGTAAGTTTGATCATCACCAACCTGGATTTAATAGTTGTAGGGAGGATGGGACACTCTATAGCTCATTTGGTCTAGTCTGGTTAGCTCATGGTTGGCAAGTTGTAAGTTATCTTCTTTATGATTGTATGCAGAAGTTAAAGATTTATGACTCCAACTTAGAATTTGATGTTGTTGATAAAGTTGATAACTTCGTCAAAAGTATTGATTGGCAGGACCAAGGTCAACTAAACATTGTAGCTAGAAATAGTAGTCATTCAGAACTCATTTGTGAAGTAGCTACAATTCAATCAATTATAAGTAGTTTTAATCCAATTCCTTTAGTAGGCTATGATTTAGATGATGATGCATTTAAACTAGCGGTTGGTACTGCTGGTATTGTGCTTACTAGATTGATCTTAAAGAAGGCTAGTGAGATTCTGGCCAAGCCTTATATCGAAGCTAGGATTAGCAAGCATAGTCCTTTCTTATACTTAGAGGAGTTTTGTACTTGGTATGATGTGGTAAAAGACCATCCTCATATAACCCATGTAATATTTCCTAACCAGGAAAAAACTGCTCATGTAGTCACAGCAGTCAGAATGGATGGCAATCAAAGTAATGGCCCGGAAAATCTTAGAATACCATTTCCTAAAGAATGGGCAGGATTAACTGACCAAAAACTTCAAGCAATTTCGGGAGTAGAAGAGGCAATATTCTGTCATTCTGCTCAATTCCTGGCAACCGCAAAAACAATAGAAGGAGCAACAAAACTAGCAATAGCAGCAACCAAACAAAATGAATTATGAATGAAAAAGTAGAAGACAAACAAAAGAAACCAGCAAAAAGGAAATGGCTTGGCAAAGTTACAGATACAAATGTGATTGTGCTGGCTGACATTTTTGAGAATCTGGAAAAGCCAACCACAATTCGTACTACTCTGGAAAAATTGAATTACACTGTAAACGTTGAAGTAAAGCGGTTTAGTGACTGGGATGGTGTATCATTGACAAATGTGTGGAAGGAAAAATTGAGAAGATTGGGGGCAACCAATAAAGCTCAATATGTCCATGCCCTTTCAAAGTTTAAGCGTATGTGCCAGGATGTACTTCAACCAGTACATCAACTTCATGCAAGACGAGAATTGGATGTTCTGAATGAAATTGCTGGTGGTATAGCTGAAAATTATGCCCGGCATACTAATTATATTTTTCCTAACGGCGGATCAACCAAAGTATCATTTACACATCCAGTTACTGGTAAGGTATATACTGGAGAGTCTAAATGTTTTGTTCTTGATCCTTTTAATCATACGAAAGGTTTGCAAAGTGCCTGGGGTCAGCTTTACGGGTCACTTCTCGAAGATTTTCCTACCGGTAAAAAGTTAGCGAAGCGGATGGTTAAACAGATAGTTAATGATTCTACGGAACACACACAAAACACACAAAACCAGTAAACCAAAGTTAGTAAACCACAAACAAAAATAGTATATGGAAACACAAAACTTGCCGGAAACTGAAGTCACACCCTCTCTTACAGAGGTCATTCTCACTGCTTATCGTAATGCAGTGAACAACCTGGAAAACATTCAAAGCAAGGAGGAATTCGAAATTGAGAAAATCCGGCTAGCTCATGGATACCGGGAAGGCTCTGCGGTTGTTGGTGTTACTGACTTCCTCTCAGTAGAAGCCATGTTTATGGAGGTCATTTCTCATCCTACCAGTATGGATAAGAATTTGACCTCTGTTACGGCTGATGGTGACATGGCCTGGGTCTTCAACTTGGTGGATTCTTATAAGGGGAAAGGTCACAGCACCATCGCTACTATTGCGGAAATCGAAAAGGCGAACTGGGGCAAATCTTTGGGTATTGCCAAGGACTATGATCCGGAGCATAACACCTACTCCTATGTAGCCCATGCAGCCGGGTTCAGGTTCTTGAAGTGTGATGTGATTACGATCATCACATCCCAGGACCAGCAGACTTTCCTGGCCTGGTTCTGCGGTAAACCGAAGAAAATATGGACACCCAGCAATGTGCATACTCTTCTCTCCAAGAATGGTAATATCGATATAGGAGAGTTGGAGGTACATATCGGTGTGGATTACGAGAAGCGGAACGAATTCCGGCGCAACCAGTTTAAAGGGAGCTACAACTTCAGCAAGGTGAAATCCAAGCCCAAAATCAAGTTCGTTGCCCCTCCTCCAATCAACTCGATGCAGGAGGCTATGGCGGATTTGGATAAGGTGTTGGAGGAATCTGAACAGCACAAATCATAACCTTCTCCTACATGCCTAAACATAAAAAGGGATCAGGTTGGAAAAGGTCCTACTACGAAGCCCAAAAATCAGTCACTATCCGTCATAAAAAGCAGCAGTTGGCTAAACGAGTTGCTAAACGGGATATGTGGATTAAGAAGGGTGTGAAGAAGAATGGTAAGAAAGTGTTGAGTTTGGCTGATCGGAAAGCCCAAAAGCTTAATCACAATACCGGTCACAAATCAAAGCCTGAAAAGGCCTAGATATGTTCTTGTAGAAACATCATTAATTGCTGATAGAATTCGGGAGGTAGCCAGGTTTTAATAGCTAAAGCTGCCTCCCGAATTGCTTGTAAGGAACGTGTGCTGGTTATTTGCCACATAACATTATGGTGTTTATCACGGTTTATTCTACTAACCGTACCACCCCACTCTTGCTGCAAAGCTAGAGCCAAATACCTTTTAGTTTCAGGTAGATAAATTCGCATTCGTTTCTTATTATGGTTTATACACCATTTAGAGGCAATTATACCTAATAAGAAAATGAACAAGAAGTTAACTTCCTCTGGTTGGTTGGCATTATTTATTCTAGTAGCTGGTTTATATGAAACTGGTTTGTTATTTAAAGTAGTAGTTATAGTATTTTCCATAAAAATAATGTGGGCGATTTTTAAGTATGATTGGTGTGCTGCTGATACAATCAAAAAACCTAGAGAGAAAGTGAAACTTCCTGCACCTTTGGCAGAAAAACTGGCTAAAAGGAACAAAACATAATTTTGCGCCCCTCCTATTCTTTAGTAGGAGGGGCCTAGTATTGAACTGCTTTAGTTTGACTACAAGATGGAGAACTGTAGGGAAATTTTCTCTATAAGTTTTCCAGCTCATTTTTATTTTTTAGCTAGCAGATATAGTTAAGGTATTAGTAGCTGGATTTAAACTTAATGTAATATTAGCCCCAGCAACTATGGTTAAGGTAGTATTAGTAGATGATAATGCGTTATTGCCACCTACAGTAACTTGATTGAAGGGTAGTCCGGTATCTAAAGTAGTAGCCGAATTAGCGTGTAGAGCATTATTAGCAGTAACAGCAGTACTGGCAGATTGCACACTAATATTATATGCACCACTAAGCAAGCTTGATCCTATAGTACCATTAACTAGATTAGATGCATTAGTAAAGTAATCTCCTCGCTGACTACCAATTACACTATTAACATAAAGATAATTTGCTGTTAAATTAGTTACTAGACTAGCATTAGAAACACTGAATGGAGGATTATTAGTGAATGAGACTAAACCTGTTATTGTACCTCCAGTATTAAGCAAGGTTTTCCCTGCTAATTCATTTATCGCAGCTTGAACATTAGTGCTGGAAAACCCAGCTCCAGTAAAAGGTAATACTCCAGAACCAGTATAGCTTATCAATAACCAACCACTTAAGGAGTAAACATAGACTGAAGAACTATCTAATATAGCTATTTCACAAGTTTTAGGACTAGTAATACTTCCTAATCCACCACCAATAGTCGTTACTTGATATACTGATTGGGTACTAGTGAATAAGGTTGCATCTATTACTCCAGAGTTATTAGTAGATACAAGATAGTTGGGAAAATTGATGCCACCTAAAGTTGTGGCACCATTTATATTTAATCTACTAAGTATTTCTTGTAGTGATGGACTAGACATAGGTTAGACTTTTTCCTCTTCACTATTATCTTCTAAATCAGTCTCTGCACTCTTAAATACACTTCTAACTGAGTCATTATATACTCTAGTACAGATCTGTAATTGACTAGTTCCACTCTCACCCAAGTATAAACCTTTAACTTTACTTACCTGACTACAACCAATACAAGTCCATCTATCTCTAGTAGTATTCATTAACTTAAGTGCCTCTAACCTTTCAGCTGGTATGGTCTTTTCACAGATCAGACAGGTAGTAGGATAAGTTACTTCTTTAAGTATTTTAGCCTTACCTAGAATAGCGTCAGTAGTTGTAGTTTTGGGTTTGTTTGGTTTAGACATAATTATTGTTGCTGCCCGCCTTGAGCTTGTTGTTTGCTTCCTTGTACTCCCTGTGACTTAGCCTGACTAGTCATATCGTCCAAAGCAGATTTAACACTAGACCATAATGTTTGATTAGTAGCTTTAATCTTCTGCAATTCAGTTCTGCGTTGTGCTCCATCTAACGGGAATAGTTGTTGAGCAATAGTCTGGGCTTGTTGCAATACATCACCTGGACTAGAACCACCTTGTTGATTAGATTGACCAGATTCAGCCATTTGCTTAAGTTGATCTTTAATTTGTTGTTCTTCCTGCAATTCTTTTGTAATCTCATCTTCTTCCATCTTCTTCTTGAGCTGATCTTTGAAGTCGAGATGGTAAATGTCGAGCAAGGTACTTCTAGCAATTGAATTAGCACTGACTAATTGACCAATAATACTCTTACGTTCAATATCATCTGAAAGAGTGACTGGCAATATACTCACCTTAGCCTTGGCATATCCTTGAATTTTACTAATGATATCTGCTATTTCTTGTAATAAGTTATTATATACATCAATCATAAAAGACCAGCTATTCTCAAATAATCTAAGTGCTGGACTCATAGCTTGTACTTGTAGATTCATGGTATATAGTTCTTGAGGTATATTAAGGGCATTAAGAATATTACCTATAGTGTTCTGAATAAGCTCAGTAGGTGCAATTTGTTTACCATCACCACCTAAATGGTCATATTGAAATGGAAAGGGGAACATATGATAAGCACCTGGGTCTTGTCTATGCTTCTCTATCATATTATTTATGTGTGCTTTCCATTGACTTGCATTTTGATGAATAACAGGACTTATTTGCTTATTATCTCCACCACCTTGAGCCATGCTAAATACCCTAAAAGGAACTATATCTTCAAACATTATAGTTTCATTATAACGTTCTAGTACCTTAAGCATGAAGAACGAATCCCATAAATAAATACAAAGTGGAATACCCTTACCAGTTTGAGGCATAAGAACTGGAGTAGGTGTTTTAATATGTACAAAGTTCTTATTGTTAAATGCAAACAATCTTTTATTATAAATAGCATCAAATATAGTTTTAGGAGTAACCTTACTAAAAAACTTATTGTTTACTTGAGTGACTTTACTGCTGTATTCTTGAGGAATATCCCACAAGTATTCTGAGGTATTGGTAGTTCTATCAAATCTAATCTGAATTTCCCTAGGATTCCAGAAAATAAGATTAAGTCTTTCCAGATCTTTACTAG